TGGGGCAGCCTAACTGCTACCGACCAATGGCACAGCGACAGCGGCTACGGTGCAGAGCGCTCGATGACGGCGGTGGTATATCACAAAGACAGCGGTGAAGATTCGCGGGTAAAAATAAAGGTGGGAGGGTGAGTAAAGTTGTTGAGTTTCCTAAAAGGTCTATTAAATTGGTTCGAGTCTATTGCGAAGAATGTGAACAGCCTCTTACGTATTGGCTTGGTGATGATGATTCTGCTTACGGTTTATGCCCTAGCTGCGATCTCAATATTCCTGATGAAATTAATTTATCTACTGAGGAGACCGAACATTGAGCGCACTTAGTAAACAGACTGGCGGCAGCCATTACCAACTTGCAATTCAGCCTATCGAGTACATCTACAAGAACAGCTTGGACTACTGCGAGGGCAACGTAGTTAAATACATTACAAGGCATGGCAGCAAGAACGGTGCTGAGGACATTAGGAAAGCTATTCACTATTGCGAACTATTACTAGAGCTAGAATATGGCGAAGAAAGGTAGAAAGAAAACCACAGTCGCGCAGGAGATGGAGAAGGCAGCAAAGCTCTTGCAGCGGCTTGTAAGGTTAAAGGCGGCAGATGACAATGGCTACGCCCAGTGCGTTACTTGCGACAAGGTAGACCACTATAAGAACCTTCAGGGCGGCCACTTTATACCCCGCCACAGAACCATTTTCAAACTTGCAGAATTTAACATAAAACCACAGTGCCCCCATTGCAACTGCTGGGGCATGAAACAAGCGCACTACGTCTTACGCTACAGGCAATACATGGTCGACACCTATGGCGAGCGCAGGGTTAAAGCTATGGAGCGTATGGCATGGAGGCCAGCTAAGAGGTACGACCGAGAGGAAGTTATTGCCTTTGCCCGCGACCTTAAAGAACAGATAAAAGTAGAGGAATGGCGCATTGGCGAAATAAAGTGTTGACGGTTTAGTAAACATCGGGCAAGATGTGCAGACATTCAAAAAAAGAAGGGTTCCACATGAAAAAACAAGTTAAAGATTATGTAGACGATCTGGTTCACCGCTGTGACTGGGAAGGCGATGTTATAGACCTTTCTGATGATCAAAAAGATGCGCTAGTTTTAGAGTGGCTGCTTGCCTATCCTAGCTGGCAAGATGATTACATTTCCCCTGCTATTTGCGTATCTAAGCGCGTTGGCTATCTGCGTCTGCTTTACAGAAGCAACGACCCTGCAAGTTTAATGCTCAAAGATGAAATGTACCTATCCCTTGAAACTACATTGCGCGAATCGGTTTTGGAATACTACGGTGAGACATACACCAAGCCAGAGGCATTCGCTGGATATGAGGCAGGCCAATGATCAACTACGATTATAAATATGCGCGCGACCGCATAGCAAAAGAAAAGCGTACGGAATCGCGTACGTTTATGGCAGCAGGCGCAATCTTGTTTGTGCTGTACTTGATAGTATCTACGATGAGCTATAACGATTGCTTGCAGGGGGTGTGCTAATGAATTACGGCAAACCAGCTTTTACATTCAAGCATTATCCTTACGGAAGGCCTGAGTGTGTGCCAGATGTAATGCTAGAGGTCACTTTGTTTAATCGTGACCTTACTAGAAATGAGATTATAGAAGAATTTGGGCGCTTTTTAGTCGGCGCCGGTTATTATTTTGCAGAAAACGAAACCATAGGAGTAATTACAGATGAATAAGTATTTTATATGTTTATTAATTAGCGTTTTATCGACAAGTGCATTTGCTACTTGCACTGCTACAGTAGATGCTTGGGGCAATACTCGATACAACTGCGGCGGCACAAGCGGAACCCTCAGCAGGGATCTTCTAGGCAATGTTAGAGATTCCAGAACTGGAACAACTTATAGAACCGATGTTTTAGGCACTACTCGCGGATCAGATGGCTTTAGCGCCAGAACGGACGTTTTAGGAAATACGCGATATAACGATGGCACTAGCAGTCGCGTCGATGTTTTTGGAAATACTCGCTTCAGTGATGGCACTGTATGTCGTACTAATGTTTTAGGTGTAGTGTCATGCCAGTAGCTAAATTAAGCAAAGAGGAGCTAGAAGAAATGGTTAGTTCAGTAAATGAGTTTGCCGATAAAAAAATAAACGAAGATTGGCAGCCAGACAAAAGTAACTGGAGCTTATTTAAAAAAGCAAGCTGGTGGATAGAAGAGCGCTTATACAATTTGATTGGTGATGATCCATACGACCGGATCAAAGAATGGCTGATCAAAGAGCCTGCATCAAATGGGCTTGCCATATTCCTTGCTTTGCTTATAATCTTTTTTGACTAGGGTAACCCCTCCTGCCCCTTGAAGCTGGCTTGCCGCACCAGTAGTCACAACGCGGCACTGAATTTAGACTTGGTGACATTCCGCACCGTAAAGCAGGCTTGGCCGACCTGTAGTCGCAACAGGCTCCCTATATCATTCCTGATATATCAACCATCAATAAGCATCATTTCTAATCATATCTGATAGCACCTACAATGCCCGCAAATTCACCAGCCGGAGATTTTCGGAAATGCTATACATGATTGGCTTTATTCTCTCAGCCCTTATTCTTGTGGCTGTTCAAGACCTTAGATTGCACAAAAAGTAACCAGCGTTTACAATAACGGCACAACCAAACTGTTAGCCTGCGGAGGTTAATGTGCACCAGTTGAATATTGTGAGCCGTATAATCGAATGCGAAGAAAACGGATGGCACGATCTGCTGTCTAAGGTTGACGGCATAACCCAAAGTCTTATTGATAACCCTACAGCAGCCCAACCTGTTATCACTGCCTTGCGCTTCTGGTGTGATGCGGTTGATTGCAAGGTAAACGGTTTACCGCCTGATGAGCATGATGTTATGCTGCAAAATCCTCTAATGAATATACGCGCTGCCTTTGGCACTGAGGTATAACCCCCTAGATGAAAAACGGAAACCAAGGCGAGGGTGGTGGCAGACCCCCTGTAGTCTTTACCCCTGACCAAGTAATTGAGATTCAGGCGCTGGCTGCTGTCCTAACCAAAGGCCAGATAGCCGACTATTTCGACATAAGCGAAAAGACATTAAGGGAAGTAGAGAAGCGACAACCTGAAGTTTCTACCGCTTATAAAAAGGGCAGATGCAAACAGATTGCAAACATGGGTAGCAACCTTGTCCAGTTGGCTCAGGATGGCAATGTAACGGCAAATATTTTTTACTTAAAGACACAAGGTGGCTGGAAAGAAGCCGAGGCAGAAGTGCAAGAGATTCCCCCAATCAATATAGTAGTAGACAGTCGTGCAACTGACCCTGCCACAGAGTGAGATATTTTGTAGCACTAGCCGTTTCCGTAGCGTTGTTGCTGGGCGAAGATTCGGCAAGACATTCCTTAGCACTGGGGAGATACTGCGAGCAGCCATATCTGGTAAGGATAAAAACTGCTGGTATGTAGCACCGACCTACGGCTCTGCTAAAGAGATTGCATGGGATATGCTTATACAGACCATTCCCCCTGAATACCTAACCAAGACAAACGAAAGCAGCCTGACGATGCGCCTGATTAACGGCAGCACTATCAGCCTGAAGGGAGCAGAGAAGCCTAACAACCTGCGAGGTAGAGCGTTAGACTTTGTTGTACTTGATGAGTTTGCAGATATGCGCCCAGAGGCTTGGTATGAGGTTATCAGACCGTCTCTGTCTGACAGGCTAGGCTCTGCTCTGTTTATCGGTACGCCTAAAGGTCGCAACCATTTCTATGACCTGTACAGCAAAGGGCTAGATGGTGATGATGATTGGCAGAGCTTTCAGTACACAACTATCCAAGGCAGCAACGTACCGCAGACAGAGATAGAGCAGGCCAAACAAGACCTAGACGAGCGCACATTCAATCAGGAATACAATGCTCAGTTCGTAAACTATAGCGGGATTATCTACTACGGCTTTAATCGTGAAGAATCTGTTGGTAAGATCGAGGCAGACCACCACACCTTGCACGTTGGCATGGACTTCAACTTAGACCCGATGAGTGCGGTTGTATGTGTCCGACACCACGACACACTGCTGGCTATTGATGAAGTAGTTATGTGGGGCAGCAATACCGATGAGATGGCGCAGGAATTGCGAACGCGCTACCCCGACAAACGTGTTATCATCTACCCCGACCCTGCCTCTAGGCAGCGCAAGACTAGCGCAGGTGGGCGCACAGATTTAAGCATACTTCAGAACGCAGGTTTTGAGGTTAAGGCTAAGACCAGACACGCACTGGTTCGCGATAGAATAAATGCGGTCAACTCACGGCTACTATCAAGCGATGGTCAGCGGAAGTTGTTGATAGACCCCAAATGTAAACAGACAATCGAATCCTTAGAACGCCAGACCTACAAAGAAGGGACGAGCGTTCCTAATAAGGACGGATTTGACCACATGAATGATGCTTTAGGCTATCTGGTAGAGTACCTGTTCCCAGTACGCACAGAGCGAATAGTTGAACAACCGAGACGGTGGAGTTAATGGCTTACAGCAAAGACTTAGAATATACGCACCCACAATACGACAATAACAAGTATCGCTGGGAGTTTTATCTTCGCAGCTATATGGGTGGTGAAGATTACCGGGACGGCGCTTACCTGACGCGCTACGTCAACGAGGACAAAGACGAATACAATCGCCGCCTTGACCTGACCCCAATGGACAACCACAGCAAGAACATTGTCCACATCTACAGCAGCTTCCTATGGCGACAGCCACCAGTGCGCAGCTTTAACTCTGCCGCTGGTAACTATGCCCTTGAACCTTTTATGAAGGATGCTGACCTTGATGGTCGTAGCTTTAACGCGTTTATGCGCGAGGCTAATATCTGGGCTAGTGTTTACGGTAACGTCTGGGTGATAGTCGATAAGCCAGAATCTAACGCCCGCACTAAGGCCGAGGAGCTAGGGCAGGACATAAGACCTTATGTGACCATGTTCACCCCAGAGAATGTATTTGACTGGGAGTATGAGCGTATGCCGTCAGGCCGCTACGAGCTTTGCTATCTGAAGGTGCGCGAGTCTATCGAGGAAATCAGCGACACCGAGAAGCGCGTATATTACCGCTGCTGGCACAAAGATAAGGTCGAGCTGTATGAGAGCATCAACGAGCAAGACCGCCACATAGAGACAATTGACAACCCGCTTGGACGGATTCCTGCGGTGTTTGTACCTGCACAGCGTTCAGTAGTGCGCGGCATTGGCATAAGCGATCTTTCTGACGTTGCCTATATGCAGCGGGCTATCTATCAGGAGCTATCGGAAGTAGAGCAGCTTATTCGCATTAGCAATCACCCGACACTGGTTAAGTCATACGAGACTGACGCTAGTGCTGGTGCTGGTTCTGTTATCAATATGCCTGATGATATGGATGCGCAGATGAAGCCCTATATGCTACAGCCAAGCGGCCAGAACCTAGACAGCGTAAGAGCGTCTATTAACGATAAGATTGAATACATTAATCGTATGTCTCACATGGGCGCAGTTCGCGGCACAGAGGCAATCACGCAGTCTGGCGTAGCAATGCAGACAGAGTTTCAGATGCTTAATGCAAAGCTGGCTGAAAAGGCTGACATTCTCGAGCTAGTTGAGGAGCAGATCTGGAACTTGTGGTGCGATTATCAAGAGCTAACCCCTGACGTAGAAATATTCTACCCAGACAGCTTCGACATTCGCGACATGGACAAAGAGCTAATCTTTTTGCAGCAGATGCGAGCCACTGGCGTTAAGTCTGTCACCCTGTCGCAAGAGATAGATAAGCAGATTGCAGACCTAGTGCTAGACGATGAGAAGTTGGCAAAGTCGCACCTTGAAATAGACCAAAGCACACAAGTATTAGGGCAGTTCAACGACGAGGCTGAATAATGCCCACAGATAACCAGTACGACGAGATATTGGATAGGCTTGCCGATACCCATCAGCAACGCCTAGCCGATGCCCTAGTGACCTTAGAGGAGCGCGTAGCAGGTGTTATGGCTGACGCTCCGCTACAGGGTGGCAATCTGTTTGATACTGAGTGGGCTATCAATGCTAGACCGCAGCTAAAGGCTGTAATGGATGAGGCTTACCTGTCCGAGGTTGATGCAGTGGTTAGAGGGTACGGCTCTGTCGCAGCCGATGCACAGGATATGCTTCAGACGTATGGCGACTTCACTAAGCTCGACCCTACGGTTATAAACCAGTTGCAGCGTCTATCATTCCAAGGCTTTGAGTCAGTTGCTAATGAATATCTTGATGTCTTAGCCAATGAGGTCTATCAGTCAACCCTGACAGGCCGTAGCTTTAACGACACAGTGAAGAACCTACGCCAGACAATCAATGGCGTATATATTCAGAGTGACGATGTAGAAGCCCAGCGGCTTGTTGATATAGCTAACAGCGGTTCACCTGCGGCAGCCAAGGAAGCAGCCGAGCAGTTACGCACCAAGTTCGCTAGAGACAGGGCAGGCAATAACCTTAGACGCTACAGCACCCAGATGGCACAAGACAGCCTGATGCAGTTCGACGCATCTATCAACACAGCTATCGGTAAGCAAAGCGGCGCGACCAGGTGGAAATATTATGGCGATGTTATTAGGGACAGCAGGCCTTTTTGCCGGGAGCACGCTGGGCAGGTGTTCACCGAAGAAGAAATAGAATCAACATGGGCGGGAAGCTGGAAAGGTAAGTCGTCTGGCGATCCCTTTATCGTGCGCGGTGGTTACAACTGCCGACACCACTGGCGACCAGTATTCGACGAGGAATAGTTATGGCATACGGTAAAAAGAAGAAGAAAAAAAAGCCCACTA